CATTGGCTGGGTAAAGTGCGGCGCCGCTCGCTTTCACACCGAAGTGTGCCCTAACTTGGTCCATCCCCGATGTAAGAAGAAAATTGTAATTAACGTCGTACAAGATCACGTGCGAGTGAGACAACGTCAACTGACATATGTTGAGTGTAGTAGGGTACCTCCTCATAGAAGGGTTTATCCACTACCAGTGCTAGATTCTTTCGATCCAGAGAATTCATGGCCGCGTTCATCTTCGCATAATGCAAAAACGAAACGAGGGATCGCTTGACGGTCCTACGACACTTAATGACTTGACGATCATCAAAAGTGCCTCCTGGAGTCACAACGACACAGCCAACGGGATACTCGATCGCAATAGATCTGACAGGAGCCCGTTCGCGCTTCACGATTTTCATGATCTTAGAATGACATGGGGTCCGAGATCCCGATCTTGTCCAGAAGAGTATATCCTTGAGGGCATACACACGCTGAGCGTACTCTTTGAGCCACTCCTTTTTGACTGCGCCTGTTACCCGGACAACTGCAAGATTCTGGCGATCTTCTGTTGAGATTCGGACACCACCACTCTCATTTCTTCTTACCACTCCCAAGAGTCGCTCCTCCTCTTGCCAGCTAGGATCTGTGATCCCGGCACGATGCTTCGCGTACAACCATCTACGCACCCACATCTCCTTCTTCCACTCTGAATTACCCCCACTCAAGCAGGGAGTTTCCCCGAGACCTCCGAAGGCTCGAGGGACATCTCCCAGCAAAAAGTGGGCCGTGCCAAGCACGCGGTGCTTCAGGGCGTAGAAAGAGAATTGTCTGATCCACTGCGCTTGTGGAACTTTCTGGCTTTCGCACAGATTGAAGCACAGGGCGGGAGAGACAAAGGGTACGCGCTGGTTGAAGCGGTACAAAGTAGAGTTCACTGTCCAGAATTCACTGTTCAGCGGACTCTTGGTGAGTTCGGCGACTCCGTTGGTCGCGTCGACCGCAGCCTTCCACTCTTTATCAACTACTCCTTCTTCCCCCCACGTGACAAAGTCGTCCCCGTTGATGCCAAAAATGTCGATTGACTCGACAAATTCAACAAACTCTTTGTCTGAACTGATCCCCATCATCTTCGGGATCAGACCGTGGGTTTCCGCACCGATAACAAAAGTCACCATGCACAGAATGGGGAAGGAGAGGTCGGCGCCGAGGTTCTGTCCACAGACTTGACGACCTAACTCCACCCAATTTCCCTCTTCGTCCTGGTCGACCAACACCGCCCTGGTCAGCCCTCCCAGGATCTCTTGCACCTCTTCGGCAGTCAACCCCACCTGCTGAGCGAGTTGCTCAACGACGGCTTCCGCGAACTCACCCGAGAACAGGGTAGTCGCGGACTTCAGGTCACCGCTTACAAAGCAATGACCTTCAGGGAGCGCTGCAGGCGCGTTCTCCGCTGCCCAATCGTCTGACTCCATCCCTGCGATCATGCACCTAAGTTTCCTCAGGCGCTGAAAGCAGAAACGGTTCAGCCATGCGTACCGCTCTTGATGAGCAGACGCGATGGTGATCGGACGTATCTTGCCGGCAGTAAGAATACTGGTGGGCCGGACCCGATAACGGAGTGAGTCGTCTAACTCATCACAGTAGACAGCCTCACGTTTCCCTCCTTCCTTGCGTGACTTTTCAAGACACGCCTTTCCCGAATTAGGCAGAGCCATCGGGACCTCCTGTCCTTTCTTGACATAGAACAACGTTTTGGAGAGTCTGCGGATGAGGCGCAGCATTCGATCCTTACGGAGCGTGAGTGATTCGCTCAGAGGGCGGATAGGAGTCGTGACGTCGGCAACGAACTGCTGAGTCGACTTCTCG